TCTGCTGCTTCCATTGCAAGTAATGCAAAACGGTTGCGAAGTAACTGAATACCAAGTACATCATCAAACTGCCCACGCAATTCACCATCTGGTGAAGGGCGGCGTGCAATGATTACGTTCATCTTCTTCATAGGATTAGATGCATGCGACAATAACATATTGTTGCGTGATGGTAAATAAAGAACTGTTTGGTCTTTATCGTAATAACGAATCATTTCAATCATGCCGTTAAGGTCTTGCTTGTACCCATCTCTACCAAGTAGTGCGCTTTGATGTTCTGGGAACATCGCAACTAACTCACCTAGTGTCATTGAGTATCTTTTAGCAAAGGCAACGCAACGTCCGTAGCGGTCAAACTCTGGGTAAGCGCCCACTGGGTTTTCTAGTCGGATACGTGGCAACTTTGCTTCTTCATCCAATTCAATAATGAATGGGAGGAAACCGTATGTAATGTACATGTCTGCACCGTTGTACATCTGTACTTGTAAATCAGAATGATTAAAGTAGTTAGATGCAATACGTGTGCGTGTGTCAGCAAACTTACGAGCACGGTCATTAGTTTGGTTGGCAGCAGAACAGTTTACCGCTGGAAGCGGTGCCATAACTTCTGACAAGTCACGTGCAACAATATCAATAAAGTTAGCAACTACGTTTTGGTCAATACCATCTGGAAAGAAGTTAGGGTATACCTGACTAATCTTTCCTTGGCGCACCATCTGTACGTCACCGTTGCGCTGGTCACGACCATGCGCACGGTAGCGCAGAGTCTGGACTCTCGCGCCAATCTGGTCCATTGTTAACATTATTGTCCTAACGATTGATTAAGAATTACTTGTAAAGTTTATTTACGTTTGCTCCACCGCGACCTTTAATACCACTTTCAGTGCGCGAAGTATTCTTGTTTAATTTTTCTAATTTTTTGTGAGTGTCATATTGCTTTTTAACTAAGCGTCCACCTACTACGCCCATAGTTCCAGCAATTACTGCTGCTGCTACTGGTACTGGCATTTTATTTCCTTACTTAAATGACTTAAGTGTGCGGCGTTCAGCCTTCTTGCCAGCAATATATGCAGGGCTTGGTTTATCTTCGCGATACATTTTGCCAGCCTTTTTATCATCTCTAAACTTTTTGTTTCCTGCTGTGTCGCCTGACATTCTTGCTAAATCTGCTTGGTGAGAACGTGCTGATGTTTTCATTGGGTCAGCCTTCTTTACTACCTTCTTCATTGCCTGGCTCTTCATGTTGCCGCCAGTTGACTTAGCAGTTCCTGTAATCTTTACTGCTGCTTTCTTTGCTACTGCTTTTTTCATCATTGCCATTTTATTTTCCTTATCCGAAGTTTTCTTGCCACTGCTCAGCAAACATCTCATCGAGGTTTACTGCATAGCGTTGGTCCATCTGAGCACGTGTTGCCCAGCGGTTTGTTGCGTACTGCGATGTTCGGCTACTAGCCTGCATCAGTTCGCGTATGCGAATCACAGCAAACCATAAAGCCATGACGGTATCGGTCTTACCCTTGGTCTCTGGCTTCCATGTTAGGAGTTGTTGAGTCAAGGCTTTGATACCTTCAGAACCTTCAGATGAAGGTAATTCTAATATGTTGTTTTTTTGAAACTTGTCTTCACGGACAGTGCCAAAGAGGTTAGACATTGAAGCAACACCAAACGAAGTGTCCCATTTATTTTTCCCTGTGAAGTGCGCGTCAAGCCGTACGCCGTATGCAGCAAGCCAGTTTCGTAAGTCGTCATCGAGTGAATAGGCTTTCTGGTGTGCGTTAATTTCAACTCGGAACTCTTGTGGTCTGTACTTAATAACGAGTTCTTCAATTGTCGCCCGAATCTTTTGTGGTGTTGGCTCTTCCATGTTGATGCAGTCAAGCACATAAATCTTGCCATCTGCTCTGTTGTAGGTACACGCAACAAATGCAGCGTTACCTGCCATAGCAGGGTCAAATCCAATTACAGTGTGTCCTTCAACTTGTGGAGGATGTCCTGCTGCTCCAGCCTTTAACGGTCCGCGCTTGCGCATCCCATTGGTCGCTCCCTGCACGAGTACTGGCGGGAATATGGAGTCTTCTTGAATGTCTTCTTGTTGGTAGACAAGTGCCCATGTTGACGGTGTAACTTCGCTTCTGCGCTTAAAGAGCGCTGGTCCATCCCACTTAGGATAGAATCCATTCTCTTTCGGAGTATCCGAATCACCATCCCACGGAACATCCGACTCAGCCCATAGGGTTTGCCAGTCTTCGGGTTTCTCAGCATATTCAAGAACTGCAGGCATACCCATATAGGTAAACGGTGTCTTACCGCCAGACCAGTGCTTAGGATTGCGAAGTTCTTTGTAAAGGTCGTTTGCCGCAATTCGAGTCCCTACTACTAGAAGTTTACCGTTTTTACCCAAACGAGTAATAACTTCCTTCTGTAGCCAGTTCATCTGCTGTTCCCACTCATGGGCGTTAGCGGTAGTGATACAGTCGTCAAGAATAATCAGGTCGGCACGGGCGCCGTAAATCTGACCACCCATACCTAGCGCCTGAAGCGTTGGGTCTTTTTCTGAAGAGTTACGCGCATCGCCGCCAAGATAGACAGTATCGGTACGCCAAGTATCTGCGTCTTCTTTCCATCCGCCCTCGGGACCATATGCGGTCTGTAACTTGAGCCAGCGGGGATGAGACAATCGTTGCTTGATAGCGTATACGAACTCGCGTGCCTTATTCAATGTCTTTGATACCACGATGATGCGGATGTTAGGATTGAGGGCGATGCGGTAAGTCGGATAGTTCACGGTGATAACCGTGGATTTAGCATGCTCAGGTGGCACGTTAATTAGCAGGCGGTTCCCCTCACCTGGCTCATAAATTATAGAAGGCGGGAGCCACGAAGGTTCGCGCCCTTCCAGTAGGTCTACCCAGTTCTGATGATGGGGGAAGACTGTCTGGTCAAAAAACATCTTACTGAAATCCGCAAATGGGATAGATTCCTTCTCAACGCCCATGGCGGTGAAGGTCTGCTTACTTCCCGCTTCCTTGGCTTCTTCCAAGTTACGGGCAAACTCGGGGTCTCGGTTCATCCACTGACGAACGGTGTCTGGTTTTTTACCCGCCGCAACCATAGCGGCTTGGACACTCACCCCTTGACGTACCCTGTCAAGTACATCGGCTTTAGCCTGGGCAACCCCCTTGGCGAGGTGGTGTTCCCCACCCTTTTTGAATCCCTTGTGCGCTGGTGTAGCCACGTTCATCTCCTTTGTGGCAGAGTCCCCCCGCCCTACAGATGTATATTTGTACAGTACACTGTAACAGTATGAGGAAGGCTCTATAAAGACTTCCGAATATATTTTAGTCTCTACTTATACTTAATCCGTTCAAACTACCTAAACGAACTATTTAGACAGAAATATTTATAAAAGTGCTGGTCAGACTGTTATATGCCCCCTGTAACTATATACAGAAATATTTCTAGATAGAGATACAGTATGAACTACAGCCGATAGTTAAAAGACTGGGGGTCATAGACTATAGACAGAACTATTATTGTACAGACAGACTACTATACTGAGGGTTGTCTGACAGTGTACTGTCTCCCTGCAGACTGGGAGCCAGTCTGATACTGACAGTCTAACTAAATGAATATACTCGGACTGTCCGTCTATGAACTAATGCCTTGGCAATGGTTGCCAAACCCTCACCAGTTCTATCGTACTGACTGGTCGGAACGAAGGCTGTCCGTCCGCGTGGTAAACCACGCGTTCTCGCCTGTCGCAATCGAAGGCATAGCCTTATGGTCTATTGCCTTCTCATGCTGACATGCACTCAGCCCTCATCTCTCGCCAGTCTGTCGGCGCGTCAAAGCCGCGCTACGACATACTCAGGCTCGTCCTCCTGCGGTGCTCCTATCATACTCCGTCGTCAAATCATTCCCTGCTCTGCCTATTCAGCAGAGCAAAGCGGTAATGATTGCTCTCAGCGTGGTAAACCACGCATCTGTCGTGTCTGGAGCGCCCATGAATGTGCGCCTGCTCGCAGGCTCGCAGTCCAGCCACGCCCCGCGTCTAGCGCATATGCGCTATCCGATTGACTTAGGAGTATTGATATACGCGTTTTCACATCAGGTGGAAACAGACGAAAGGATAAGGAAATGACAGAACAAGGCATCAGCATCACCACACACACAGAAACATGCTGTGAGTTCCCTGTGACATCAAACCTCATGCACCTATACACAGGCGATGAGCAAGTAGACAGTTGCATCAACTGCTACGAAACAAAAGAAAGCAAGTCCGACAAGCACGCTTGGGACTTGCATGAAGATGACAGACTAGGGGAAGGCAAAGCACTAACCCTAAACCAAGACGACAACCCAACGGCAAGCGATTGGGTGTCGTCAGAAACAGTAGTCGGTAAAGCAAGGAGAAAAGCAGTGTTCACCGAAATATGGAAAGACGAGAGCATGACTCTCATAGAACTATCCGTTAAGTTCGTAGACCAAGATGACCCTTGGTTACTACGAAAAGAGTTCACACCACCTATCGCACAATTGATGGACGGTGGTGAGTATGAAGAACTATGGGAGTTGGACGATGAGCGCCAACGTGCACGTGAAACAGAGTGCAAATGGTGTCACATACTCACACCCAAAGCATTCAATGACTGTCAATCATGTGACAAGCCATTGGAAAACAACGTAAGATAGAAAGAAGGGCAGATAGTCCCGCTACACTTCGTGATAGCGGGCTATCAGCCTAAAATCAACTACCGAAACTAACAAGGAGAAACAGATGAACAACGAAGTAACAATCACAGGTAAGATTAAGAACGTACGTACATTCACAGGTTCAAAGGGAACCATGGTGACAGGCTGGTTTGACCAACGCGAAATCTCAGCGTTCTCAAACGGGGAGGCTGACCGTCAAGTGTATGTATGTGGGTTTAATATCGTGGCATTGGATGACTCAACCGTAGGTGAAATCCTTGGTGTGACTCGTGCTGGTCAGGAACAATCCGACCTGGTAACACTTAAAGGTCGTCTAGTTACACGCTTTGACCGCCGTCAAAACGTGGAGGAAAGCGCACGACGAGCACCTCAGTTACAGTTAGAGGTTCATGAGGTCGTAACAAACTAAAAGACAGGAGGGTGGGTGGCTAGAGATAGTCACTCACTCTCCCTTTTTTTATGGTGCGGGGCACCGTAACCTCAGCGGACCGCTACAAGTCCATAACTTTTTTATAACTACAGGGAGAGCAACATGTATTTAGATACAGCAATGATTGTTGGTATAACTATAGCGTTAGGTGCTAGCCTAGTGATGCTGTTTATACTGACGTATGCCAATGTAAAACTGATAGAAGAAAACAGATATCTACGCCGTAGATTATTAGCATGGCGCAAGTCATGTCAAAACCATGTGGAGGTACCATTCTAATGAGCAATACAATTACAACTGATGTTCTATTTGCAGCAGACCATTTCATCATGGTCACTACTATCGAAACAACATTCAGCCCTGACCAGCGTGATGTAGAGACAGCAGCATGGGAGCGATTGGCTGATGAGTATGGTGTGGACTGGGTTAACATGACCAAGCCATTCATTAACAAAGTATCTATCGAAGTACTAAAACAAGGAGAGTAACATGGGACTAGACATGTATCTGTATGAGAAGCAAGTACATGAGGTTGCATACTGGCGTAAGGCTAATGCAATTCATGGTTGGATTATCAACAATGCTGGTGTAGTAGATGACTGCACACCTGTTAGCCTAACCAAACAAGACATCATTCAACTGCGAGATGACTGCCAAAAAGTAGTAGATGAAGGCACAGAAGAAACAGCAATGGAACTACTGCCACCTACAGAAGGGTTTTTCTTTGGTGGTACAGGTATAGATGAATGGTACTGGGATATCCTAAAAGAAACAATTACACTACTTGACAGAGTAATAGATGAGTCAGTAGACGATGCTATGTTTGAGTACTTGGCTAGTTGGTAAGCCATGAGTGGACCATACACACCACCATACTGTGAAGTATGCGAGCAGTATAACTTTGTATGTGATGACTGTGGGTTATGCAAAGAGTGTGATGAATGTGAGGAAGATAATGAGTAACTTAAATCCTGAATACTTAGAAGTAGTAAACACCCTTAAGTATGTACGCTTACTCAAAGGTTATACCCTTGAGCATGTAGAACTAGTTACTAATGGTGAGTTTACTAAAGAAGCAGTGGGTAGTTACGAACGCAACAGTAGAAACATTACACTTAGAAGGCTGCTAAAATTGTGTGATGTATACGGAGTATCAATAGATACAATCATAAGAAGCAGTATGTATGGAGACCCAATACATGTAACACGAAGGAGAAACTATGAGTTACGAACCACCGCTTGATGACCCTGTTGCAACAGGTGAATCAGATGAGTGCGAAGATTGCGGTTGCTTTATCTATGAGTGTGTATGCAATGAGCCTGACCGTATGTACGGAGACGAAGACTAGGAGATAGTCATGAACGAAGTAAGAAAGTGGTTGGCTGTTGGTAGTACTATGATGTTGACCTTTACTACAAT